TGAAAACGAGAGCGCTAGAACGCCAGAGGTATCGGGCGCTTTCAACCCCGCACAATTAGAATCAGAATTAGAATTAGAATCTAACGAACGAACGGAAGAAAATCTTCTTCTTTCCGCTGTTCAGATATTGGGATTATCAGAGGAAGAGAGAACGAAATACATAAACAAAAATAGGGATGCTCTGACAAGAGCAGGGATTATTTAATTTATATACTGTACAATACATATTATATATGTTATGATTATAGAGCAACCAACAACAACGGAGTAATAACATGACAATTACTATTAAGAATTGTAAGTGGATCAGAAACTCATACCGATCGATCGTAAAGTGGATTAATGGAAAGCAGGTATCAGTGCCAAAGGCGCAGCAATTCACGATCAACGGAAAAAACGTGTGGATCCCAAGATCGTGCACTGATGTGATCGATCAAGGAGAATATACAGCAACAATCATCATGCCGGATTGGTTATACAGCAAAATCAACAACGGAGAACAACGATGAACAAACAAATCTGTAAGGATTTCCTGTCTTTCTTACAGGATCACTACAACAAGAACAACTTTTGGCGGAACAATTCGCTAGAGAAATACGAGAGAGCATTTAAAAGCGTTCCGCCCGTTCGTCTCAAGGAGTACTTTGATCTTTATCTTGAGGATCATATGCCGCAATTCCTCCCTACATTGACGGCCCTAAAAGAGTTCGTGAAAGCCCAGCCGACTTGTCAAGAGAAATGGTTTCTCTTTGATCGTGGGACGTTTTGCAAGCATTGCCGAACAGATGACGAGGGAAAGGAGGGCGGCTGGCGCATCCTCTGGGCTGAGTATTACGACCCGAATGCAGGGCTTAGAGGAGAAGGGCAGACAATCAACACAACTGTTAGCCCTCGATGTGATTGCGAGGCCGCTGAGACGCTTAAGGGACCACTCTGGACGGATATGATTAGAACTATTCTGAAAATCGATCCAAAAGCCGCAATTCGATATGATCATTGGTGCGGGCCTAATTGCAAGCATTGCCGAAAAGTTGGAGCCGAGCCAGCTAAGATTGAAGGAAAACAAAGAGCTACGCATCAGAGTAATTTGATGTGGAAACACCGAATTGAACATGGATATGTTGAGATTATAGAAAAAGACGGGCAAAGATACTACTCTGCTGTTTGGGAGCATGACTTTTGGACGACAAGCATGGCGAAAGTCATGGCTCATTCTGTCGGCTGGACTATTCCTGACGAGGTTCTAGCTCGCAAGAAGAAGAAAGTTAAGAAGAAAAATCAAAAGAATCTACTGCTTGACGAAACAGTGGATAAGATGTTTACTATTTATAAATATGGAGTCTAGATGATACAGAGAAAACTAAGAGAGGCCCTTCTTGAGGGTAAAACGATTAATCTGATCAGATACAGATCGACGGATCTCTCTGAGCATCGATTTTCTTTTGTATACGAGTCCTCAGAGCGGCGCTATCGTCTCTCTGAGCGCTATGAGGGCGATCTTGTGCAAGAGGACTATCATGATCTTGAGGTTGTAGAGATCTTAATCGAGTGGCTATTGAAGCTACGATTTGAGGCGAACATATGGAGCAAGGAGGAGCAATGATAGCGATATACTACCAACATAGAGATTTATCTATGAACATATACAACGAGCAGAAAGGAGAATGGGAAAGGACGAGAGGACTATCATTTTTTGAGTTTTTCGAGTCTGACTATATGTATGAATTTATTACTAGAGCCCTACAAGCAGAAAATAGAGACGAGATTATAGAAGCTCTCGTGTGTGGCTTAGAACCTCAGTGCAACCCAAAAGAGGCCGATTATAAAATAATGCATGAAGGCCCTGAAGGCTCTGTAACGCTATATCATAAAAGACTGAAAAAAGAACAGAAAACAAAGAAGAAAAGCAACCAAATATCATTATTCGAGGCATAAAATGTTCACTGTTTGGTACTCATCTCTATGCCCCAAAGGACAAAAAAATTCATCGATGTTAGGTGGTCATAATACAATACCCGACACCATTTTTCCAGAGACAAAAAAACCTGTTTGGTATTTCTCGCTCGAGGAAGCTAGGCGGATAACAGTCGAAAACGTCCGGAAAGATGCATATTGCATAACAGCGTATCCGAATGGATGGATAGAGGTATGGGATCATAATAATAATGTCGTACACACGACACGAAAAACAATAAAACAACTCTCATTATTTGGAGAATAAAATGAAAAGAAAGACAAAAGAGATAGCATCGACCGCTCGACCGAAAACGGAAAAAGCGCCATTGATCATATTGAAGCTCACAGAAGATCAAGAAAAAGCAATACAGAAGCTAGCGACTGTTGACAATCATAAAGACGCGGCAGAATGGGCGAAGAAGCAGATCTTGAGGATACTGGCTGATCGCTCTAGAGAGACAAGATAAGATTATTTTTATTTATTTTGTGTCTTGCTATTGACTATGTATATTATATACACTACACTATATATAGTTAACAACAACGGAGAAATAAAATGATCTACACTCTCAATAACCCAACAGAAGAATATACTACCCAAGAGCTTCTAGTAGAAGAAGCTACTAGAGAATTTAACAAGAAAATCCACGGTGATATACACGCAAATTTTATCATTAAAAATGATGTGTACATCATTACCACTAAAGGAAGAGTATACAAATCTACTACACTTTCAAGAAATGAAGCTGAATTAGCTTATTTCGGTGAGATCGGCTATGCAAATGATCAGAATGTTTCTTCACTGAAAAATGCACTTAGAATTATCTCAAGAGTAACAAGATAAAACAACAACAACGGAGAAATAAAATGATGACTTGCGATATAGTAATTGTGAATGATGTAGACTTCGAGTATGAGCTTGCTCTGCTCGAAGAAGCAACAAATCTTATAATCGAGTTCTTTGGTGTGGCTTGCACCAAAGACGAAGAGGGCGAAGATCTTCCGCTTGGGGTTGCTCGTGTGCCTCACCCATTGAGCTTCGATATCGGAGCGAACAGAATTATCGTTCTAGAACAAAAAGACAACAACGGAGAATAAAATGAAATACAAACAACATGAAATATCGAAAGAAGCGGGGTCTGTACGGGTTAGGGGCTTCTTTGGAAAGAATGGATTTAAATCTATCAACGCAGCAAAGCGATATATTAGCGCTTCGATCGATCAATGGATTGAAGAGAACGATACTGATGAGTTTCTTTATGCTTTTGTATCTGGAACTCTATATCGTTACTCGAACGACGGACAATTTAGAGCACCGAATAAGCTCCACTTGGCTGGCTCGTGCTCTGTTTGTTATGAAGCCGACTTTTATGTTCAATCAACAGCATACGATTACAGGGGGTAACAACATGAACAAAAGAGCTATGTTATTGACGGCAATTGCTTCGATGAAAAAAGAGCTACAAGAACAGAAGCCTCCAGAGGACTTTTGGATCTTTTCGGGTAGGGTAAGCAATCTACTGATGCGAAACAATATATTATCGATAGACGATCTCTTGCTGAAAACAGAAGAAGATGTCCTATCAATAAAATACATGGGAGCAAGAGGGCTGGATGAGATCAAGATTATGCTAGAGGAGCAAGGAAAAAAACTAAAATCATTATCATTGTTTCCTGATGACGAATTGCCTACAATTGGCTTCAGAGGAAACAAAAAAATAATTATCAACAACGGAGAACAACGATGAATAAAACAAAACAATTGGCTTTAATCCTCGCACTCAGTGCAGGATTTAAAATAACAAAGAAGGAAGCTATCGACGCATGGAATAACGGCGATGTCTACATCTTTGATCCTGACGGGATCAAGGAATGGTATCTTGATGTAATAGATTACAAAGGAGACTGGAAGCCTTTATTATCTGAAGACATCGAGAAGGGCTATGTTATCGCCCTCGATAAAAACACTTATGCAATGTACATGTAACGGAGAATAAAAATGAGATTTTCAGACTCAAAAACACGATACGAAGCAAAGAAAAACAATCCTGACTGCTTTTCTTTTCACAAAACAGAGGGAGGGTTCGTGTGCTTCTACTGCGCCCAAGCTCTTGCTCAGTGGATCAACCAAAAATAACGGAGAACAACAATGAAAGTATTAAAAACAACCAGCAAATCTATCCCTGTTCCTAGCCGAAATGAGGCCTTTAACAGCCGCGTAAAGGCCTCAGGGCGCACTAAGCCCTTGAACATCACTATTGACGCGGGAACGCTTCGAGATATAGACGAGTTGTGCGCTGAATACAATACAAGCCGCTCGGCACTCATCAGAGTAGCTATCAAGGCTCTGAAATAGTGAGACAGATAAAGAAAACATTAAAATATATTTGTAGGCTGGGTGTTAATCGCATCCGGCCTATATCTAATTCTAGGTGTATCTATCAGGATGCACTCTCCGCAATGCAAAAAATAGACGAGGAACAAAATGAAAAAGACGCTACTGAAATACAGGAAAGAACTGTCATCAAGATTTAGGGGCCGTAACAATCCGCCGAAAGAATTAGCCAATGATATAGAGTATTTTATAAGTCAATCACTTATGCCAATTGGCATTAAAGAGATAGCGGAATGCTTTAATGAAGTTGGTATTGATGCACTCAGAGAGGCTATTCGCTGGCTTATTTGGATCGGGCGAGTTGCTTGCGACCCAAGTAAAACACGATATCGGAAATACTGGATCGATAAGGATTATCTTTCAGAGAAGAAGGAAAAGCTAGAAGAGAAGCCAGCACCGAAACAGGAGAAGAAGAGCGCTAGAGACACTGTCCTATCGTTAGATCCTACGATCGTTAATCAAGATGTAATCAATGTAATAGACGAAGAGATCGCCCGTCTCAGCGCGATTAAAATGGCCTCGATGATGAATACAGACAACAACAATAATATAATGGTATCGATCCAAGAAGGGCACGTCGTAATCGTACTAACGCCCAAAGACAAGCCATATACCAAGATTAGACAGTTTCTAGGGCGGCTCGACACGTTCTCACAACTGAATGAGGGCCTATTCTTTGATCTAGAGGAGACAGAAAGTCATGAGTGAGATTGCAGCAGAGTATATCGATATCGATACATTAACACCCCATCCAGATAATCCACGGATCAATGATCACGCCATCGAAGAGCTAGCGGGATCGATCAAGCGCTTCGGATTTGCTAGCCCGATTATCGCCAGAAAAGAAGACTCTGTTATCATCGCTGGGCATACAAGATATAAGGCGGCGCAGAGCCTCGGGCTGTCAAAAGTGCCAGTGCGATTTATGGATCTCGATCCCGTTGACGCAAAGCTCTTGATGCTGGCAGACAACAAGATCGGAGAACGAGCAGACTGGGACGAAGATGCACTACAAGAACTCTTCGAGGAGTTGAAAGATGAGGATCTTAGCGGCCTAGGATGGGACGAGGACGAACTTGATGGCATACTTGATGATCTATATAGCGATGAGGAAGAAGAATCGATTGTCGAGCCTCCTGCGCCCGTTCAAAGTGATTTTAACTTCACACTGCTGAAGGGCAATTGTTTGGAGAAATTAAAAGAGATCCCAGACAACTCGATCGATAGCATCGTCACCGATCCGCCCTACGAGATCGGATTTATGGGGAAAGGCTGGGATGATAGCGGGATCGCCTTCAATGTTGAGTTGTGGAAAGAGTGCTATCGAGTACTCAAGCACGGCGGGCATATGGTCGCATTCAGCGCTACAAGGACAGTGCATCCGATGGGCGTTGCGATTGCAAATGCAGGCTTCGAGATCCGCGATATGATAAGCTGGCTGTACTTCTCCGGCTTTCCGAAGAGTCATGATGTATCAAAAGGAATTGATAAACATTTCGGAGCGGAGCGGAAAGTTGTTGGAACAAAAATGTCTGGCATAGCAAATCCAAATGACAAGAACAGGCATACTATTGGTGGGAGTAGCGCTGTTGAGGTAGATATAACAAAGCCAGCCACTCCACAGGCCGCACAGTGGCAAGGCTGGGGCACCGCATTGAAGCCTAGCTACGAGCCTGCGATCCTTGCACGAAAGCCACTGGAGAAGGGCTTGTCAGTCGCTGAGAATGTATTGAAGCACAATACAGGAGCGATCAACATAGACGCTTGTAGATTTGCATATGGCGATCCGTGCTGGGTAGGCCCTCAAGAAGAAACCAGCACTCACTCAACTGGCCAAGCAGGTAGAGCCATTTTTTATTATGGAGACATAAAAAGTAATCAATCAGAAGGTCAGAAAATAGGAAGATGGCCCGCTAATGTTTATCAATGTCCGAAAGCATCGAGATCTGAGCGTGAGGCCGGACTAGAGCATTTGCAAGGCAAATCAGTCTTTGAGGCTGTCGACCGCAACGAAGGATCTGCCGGCCTCGACAACCCAAGAGCGGGCGCAGGAAGAACGGCGGATCATGTTAAAAACTTCCATCCGACAGTCAAGCCGATCGGCGTTATGCGCTGGCTGTGTCGACTGATCACGCCTCCAAACGGAACAGTGCTCGATCCCTTCTTAGGATCTGGAACAACGGCCGTAGCTGCGTGTCTTGAGGGCTTCGACGCTATCGGATGCGAGATGACAGAAGATTACTATCCGATCATTGAAGGCCGGATTGAGTGGGCAAAGCGTGAGAGGGAACATGGGCCGCAAGAGTAAATTCACTGATAAATATAAGCGCAAGATCCTCGAAGCTACATCACTTGGATGCACAAGGGCGATCGCTTGCAAATATGCCGGCATTTCGGAGTCTATCCTCTATGAGTGGCTCAAACGAGGGCGAGAGGCGAAAAGCGGACAATTCTTGGATTTTTATGGAGAGTTTCAACGCGCGGAAGCTATGAGCGCGATCCGCTCGCTGTCTTGTCTGCATACAGCTATGAATGATGGCGATGTTAGAGCGGCGATGTTCTTACTTGAACGAAGACACGGCTACACAAAAGAAGAGAAGGCTCCCGTCGAGATCACGATAAATCAAGACGGTCTAGATGTGCCGGCCTTAATGGAAGAAGTGAGAATACAACAAGAGAGATTGAAGCCGATATCCTTGCCTGTTATCGATCTTGATGAGGAATGAAATGGAGACGGACGATCATATTTTAATCAGCATACAAATGATTATCATTGCTATGGTTATTTGTTTTGCAATCTACTACAACGGAGCTAAAAATGAACGAGATTCAGAAATACAAAGAATATCACGCGATCAAGATACGAACTGCGATGGGCTATGAGACATTGCTTCTAACTGATCACGATATGAAAAGATGCAGACTGAGAGCTTGCAAGCACGATCTGTCTATCCGAAAAGTTCCTTTTCTTGAAAGGCTATATTGTGCTATATTGATCGTCATCTATGGATAAGAATCTTCTACTAGCCTACCTGAAAGCAAGCTCAAGATTGGAGCAGATCGCTCGCTCGTTTCCGCTCGCTGTTGCTAGGCTATGGGAGCCTCATTGCCATCGGTGGGACGGTAAAGGATCGCTCTCTGAGCGTGCTAGAGGTTGTGGAAGACCTATGCAAATGATACAGAGCGGACTGTATCGCTGTAACCATTGCGATATAACAGAGCGCCGCACAAGCCAACGAGAAGCACTTTTGAATCTAGGAACAGAAAGCTCTCTGATCAGCGGCGGGAATAGATCGGGAAAATCGGAGTCAGGATGTATGCTCGCTGTTGCTTTTGCGGCCGGCTCCCAAGAATGGTGGGTTCGTGAGTGGCTAAGACTGAACGATCTACCTATCGATCTAGTACCAAAGAAGCCGAGCGAGGTTTGGGTGAGTGCTTTGTCTTATGGCGATGCTCTAGCTTATCTACGTCCAAAGCTAGAGAAGTATTGCCCCACCGGAACAAAGTTTATCCGCTGGAGAGCACAAGACAGAGCTAGTGCGATCTTTCCAAACGGCGGCAAGATCTTATCGATGAGCGCTGAGAGCGGCCGCGAGAAGTTCCAAGGGGCCGCCGTGTCATTGGTAATCTTGGACGAGGAGCACCCGCAAGATATATTTGATGAGTGTATGCTTAGATGTATCGACTATAAGGGCATTGTCGTTCTAACTATGACCCCATTGAAGGGAATTACATGGCCTCATGAGGTGTTCTTTGAGAACCCGCAACGAGGCTACACAAGCTACGCGATATCAGGGCTGGATAATCCTTGGATCTCCTCCGTAAAGCTACGCCGTGCAATTGCCCATATGAGCGATGAGAGCCAAAGATCTCGACTGTTCGGTGATTTTACAAATCAGCAAGGAGTTGTGTATCCTGAATTCTCAAGAAATATACACGTTGTAGAGTCGTTCGATCCGCCCGCCTCATGGCCTCGCTCTCGATCTATCGATTTCGGAGTAAAGAATCCTTTTGCTTGCTTGTACTTTGCGCATGATGAGCGTGACGATGTATTACATGTATATGATGAGTACTACGCCACAGAAAAAACGACAGTCGAGAACGGGCGGATCTTGAACAATAGAGATCCAGATACTCGATTTAGATGGACGGTAGCTGATCCTGAGAGTAGAGACGGGCGCTTGACACTGGCTAGGGAGTGCGGAATAGAGACAAAGAACGCACCGAAGCATATCGGAGTGGTAGAAACGATCAACTGGGTGAAAGAGCGGCTGGCACTTGATGCAGAGGGGAAGCCGCACTTGATTGTGCATAGTAATTGTCGTAATCTACTCAAGGAGTTCCGTCTTTATCGTTGGAGCGAGGGAGCCGGAAAAGATAAGCCGATCAAGAAGAATGATCACGCTTTAGACTCTTTGAGATATGAAGTAGCTTTCTTGAAGAGATTCCTTTTGTACCAGTGAGAGAAAAACATGCCATCAGTTAACATCAATACAAATAATACTTTCGGCGAGTGGTTGAAATACTATTGTAATACGCATAATATAGACGTTACAACGCTTGCAAAGCGATTGGGTATAGGAAGACGACATGTAACTCACTGGATACAAGGAACTAGCCATCCTCGGCTTTTAAATGGCGTGTTTCTGATAGAGGCATTGTCATCACTTACAAAAGAAGACGAAGCTAAGATTTATATGAGCATGAGCAGGCATATAAAAAAAGACTACTAACATTTAAGTAGCTAGTAGTCCTGATAGGGATAAGTGTGAGGATATGAGCAATAAAAAAGCCCTCCGAAGAGGGCGCGCATTGTTTGTTTTGTTTTATAGGGCCGATATGAAGCTATCAAATGGGCCGCCCTCGGTGACGATGTTGAGGGCTTCTTTAGCTTCTGTCAATAAAGAGAAATACTTCTCTTTATTAAGCTCTCCTTTTCTGTACTCCTGATGCCACCCGTATTGATTGGGGCGTATATCTGGACGAACGATCCAAGATAGCTCTTGAATCTCGTGAAGAAGGTTGTCGTATATACGAGCGCCCTCTTCTTTGTTGGAGGCCTCTTTGAACTGGCCTCTGTATTTTTCAATTAATACTTTCATTTTATACTCCGTTGTTTGTTGTGTTGTTGTTTATGCTGGCCATTCGATTGGTTCTACGTAATCAAGAAGCTGATCAACTTGATCCTCACTTGTCTTGTTTTCGTAAGCATCAAAAAGAAACGCTCTAACGATCTTTTCTTCTTCTGTATATTCTCGCATCGGCTTGACCATATCAAGAATAATTTTCTTAATCTCTGTTGACGTGTATTTGTTGATCCTGTTTGCGAGTCTTTGCTTGGCTTCTTGCTTAGTCATTTTATTTATCCTCGTTGTTGTTGGTTACTCTATTATATTATCATCATAATACGCATAATACAAGTATTATTTTAATTTATTTTTATCTTTCGCTACAACGCCCTATTTATCGCGATCATAGAGAGTAGATTTATTCGTCGATTATGATCGGTGCTATTGTACATCGGCAATTTATATTCATTTCAGGCGCATTACTGAAAGCCGCTGGAGCGGGCCCTACATAACCAGAAATCGAAAAGTCACTATCCGCTGGAATGATTCCTTTCGTTGCATCATTCCCGAGCACTTTATGAAGCTCTCTAACATTATCGTCTCCACTCGCTATCCATTGTTTCAGTATCTTAATTCCTTCTTCTTCTTGCACTCTAACATAGGCCTGATTTGTTGCTCTGTTGATGCTACTTGTAGCTTCTGTCTGCGCTATCAGGCGTGCTCTTGATGGCCTGAAAGCGGCCTCACTCTCTAGATCTAGGGCTATCTCTCTGTTACTTTTACCCTCATCGATCCCTTGCTTCACGATCTTCTTGATGTTCTTTCTCGTTGTCTCATCGATCTGTCGAACGAGAGCACCGATCGATCTCTCTGCGATGGGTCGATCCCCGAATCTAACATCAGGCGGGCGATCTTTTCCGAGCAACTGATATATATCCTCTATCGTGTCATTGCCTGTCAATATCCACGAGTCGAACCAATATTTACCGAGCGTGTCTCTCAAGATCCTAGCTTCTGTATCTTTTGCCAATAAAGCAACCCAATCGACCGCCCGTGTCTCGTCAACAGTGGCATTTTTCGCCGCTGATATAATGCCGTCAAGCCGTCGAAGGTATCTTGCTTTTGCTCCTTGTAGGTATCGCATAGCGACACGATAAAAGCCCTGTTCTATCGGCTCCACTTTGCGCTCGATCCATCCTTTCCAATATGCCATGCGCTGCTCATCGCTCTTTAATTCGAAGCTCTTCTTGTTCCTAAGTCTCTGCTTCTCCTCGCTGATTACTGCTCTCATATGAGACAAGCCGCGACTACCAACAACAAGCCATTTTATCTGAGCAACAACGCCCGCGAGCCTAAAGTCCTTGAGGTGTCTAGCTGCCCATGCTTCACGCAGTCGAATGGCCTTTTCCTCTGTTCTCGTTCTCGCTACACTACTAGGACGCGAAGCGATCGGCTTGAGGCGGTTGTATTGCGTATTGCCTAATATATTGCCGCCCTTCTTCCATATCTCAGGCCACTCTTCTTTTAGAGCCTGCGCCTCTTTCCACGGGAAGCGCTTGTATTCACTATTGCGAAGTGCCACTTCTTTGTTTTCGCCATCGTTCGGAAAGTTCGTAGGATCCTTATCTCCTACTGATCCCCTAAGCTCAATATTTGCAAGAAAGTTTTTTTTTCCTTCATATCATGATCGGCAGGAAGCAGATCAGTGTCGTGCTTCCCTGATCGATATTTCTGATTGCGAAGCGCATAGAGGAAGCTATTAACTCGCGCCATTGCCCACTGCTCGGGGCTTTTCACGGATGGGCGGACGCTTTGCGGGTTGTTCTTGTACGCGCCAATTCCACGCCACCAAACAACGGCCAGTGTGAATTTTGTTGTCTTGCGCTTCGGATCGTCTCCATATTCCTCGTTATGCTCCTTTGCTTTGTTTTCGACACCTTTCTGCGACGCGGCCGGCATCTCATTAAATGCCTCTCTTTTGTTTCCGATCTTGGCTAGCTCGTCTTCTTTGGCCTTCTCTGTTCTTGTCTCTAAGATCTCGAATAATCGATGGACAGACTCAAGATTGCGCTCCTCTTCTTCCTTGTCCTCAACTTCTACTTTTTCAGTAGCTCCCTTCAGCGGAGAGTCATCTAGTCCTTCATAAGCATAAGCCTCTGACGGAGATATGCCGCCGATTAAAATATGCTTCTCGATGCGCTCTAGTCTGCTGTTTCTAAGATCTTGGAATGCCTCAACCTCAGAGTAATCTATATGAATGTATAGACGATCATCGAACATTTTAACAATACGAGTGAATAGCAGTTCCATCTTGCGGCCGCGCTTGCTCTGGATGTCCCAATACGTCAAATTTGCCTGTCGAGCAGTGGCATAATTTGCGTCCGGCAATCCCAACACAGTCGACGGAACACCGAGCACGGCTGAAATGTTCTCTCTGGCCATCTCGCGCGATGCCCTGAACTCCATTTCTCGAGGCGATAGGTTGAGCGGCTTAACATCTACTTGCCCACTGAGCACCATAGCACCGCCCCGATCGCTCATATTCCGATACGAGTCTAGTATCTCTCGACGGCGTTCTCTTCCCCATATATCTGCATCATCTTTGGGTGATAGGAGTATATCAGGACGACCTTGAGCGCTTGTGTCACTTGCTAGCTTCTGTGCGTTAATATCGGCGTTAATCTCTCTTGCAAGGCTCTCGATCGCTCCTGTTCCGTACAATTCGCCACTGGCACCATTTGCCCAGCTTGCATTGCGAGAGTGAAGAACGCGCTCGATCGGGTACTGAACAGACACGCCGCCGTCAGTATATTTGTAACCTGTCAGCCCTTGACTCTGGCTCGTGATTACCTCAACATTTTCAGGATGCAATCGGAACAGCGAAGAGGGATTATTTAACGGCCCCACAATCAATATGTAACAGTTTCCACTGAGCATGAGATCGATAAGTAGTTGCTCACGAAATAGATAGCCGTCAGTCGTTGTATTCGGTTGATCCATTAAATCATAAAATGGATGTTCCTCGATGCGCTCTGCATTGGATCCTCGACCACGTACAACTCGAAGAGGAAGGGCGGCCAGATCTTGAGAGGCACGAGAAGCACAAGCGTGCGTATAAGCATGACCGCTATATGCACTCATAGACGATTCAGCGCTAAAGTGTTGCCTCACTCCATAGGGAGCCGCGTACGATGCGCCATGCTCTGGCTCTTTGGGATTACTGACGAGCCGTTGATATGCTCTGATGATGGTAGATCGATATAGACGTATAATAAAATTAGGCCGCTTGACAATGGCATTGCTCATGATAAACTCCTGCTCTTTTTCATCATAGCTTATTCGATCCAAATTGTCGACGACACAAAAAAGCCCTCCGAAGAGGGCGCGCATTGTTTGTTTTTTGAGTAACTTATTTTTTTTCCAAAGATAAGATTATCTCATCTATTGCTTCGTCAAGTTCGAGAAGATCGTGAGCCTCGTCTTGATCGTTGGTTTTTGATGTTTGACGGGCGATCCATTGCTGGATCTGCGCCAAGCGGTCATAGTTAGGATTTTCAGTGTTGTTGAGGTATTGCCAAATCTTGGATATTGTTTTACTCATTATTATTCTCCGTTGTTGAGTATTTATATTTTGATTGAGTTGTAAAAGATCAAGTAAAAGATCTTTTATCTCTTACTTATATACAGTATATATAATGCGCATAGATATGCAAGCTATTTTTTAATTTATTTTTTCTGTGCTATGATTCAGCTATGCAAATCACGGACAATAAAATGATTACAAATTACATTCTCACGGCGCTCTCTGCGCTCATTGTTGGCGGTCTGTCGGGCGCTTGGATCGTTCATAAAATCACAAAAGAAGACGAGCCAGCTATAGAGATCAAAGACACAACGAGCGAGACGCAACAAGAGATCATTATGCAACTCACTGATATCGATCTGCTCAAGGAGCCATGCTCGATGGAATTTATCGAGGCAAAAGGCGACCTGCTTTGCCGGGAAATGTTCTGCCGAATGATGACGCGAGGCATTGACGCACAGACCAGCGGCCAAGAGTGCGAACAAATCAGCAATCTAGCCAATACGCAAATTATACGAGAGGATTGCAGAATGAGTATAGATGGCGAGGAAGAATGTTACAGATTATATCGTGAAAGAAAATAATCTATTGACAATGAAAAATATATATTATATTGACCACAGAGGACTATTATGTACAGAAAGAGCCTAGTTGTAAAGAAAGCCAGTGGAAGACCACGCAAGAACAAGATCACTTTTGTGGCTTCCACAGATAGCGTAGATCGCTATGGTGACGTAATCAATCAAGAGGGCTGGAACATCGAGGCCTATGAGCGTAATCCGGTCGTATTGCTTAATCATAATGCAAACTGCCTTCCTATCGGGCGTGGTGCTGTAAAAGTAAAAGATGGCCAATTGATGATCGATGTTGAGTTCGATAAAGATGACGAACTCGCCCAGCGCGTCGAACGTAAAGCACGGAACGGATTCCTGAATGCTGTCTCTGTTGGCTTCAATCCTCTTGAGTCGGTCGAGCGATCTAGGCTCCCCAAAGATCATCCGGCATACACTGAGCGCGGCGGAAACTATTTTAATAAATCTGAATTGTTAGAGGTTTCGATCGTGACTATTCCAGCCAATAGCGAGGCTACAACCATGAGCTACAGAAAAATATCTCTTCGGGAAATGATAAGATCCATAATCTCAGAGGAGATCAGGGCAGCAATAAAAGTTGATGCCCCAGAAGGATATCATTGGATGAATTATGAAGATGGCCCCGTATTGATGGAAGGATCTAGCGACGATCATGAGGGTGCATCCTCCTCATTTGAGTTCGAGATAGTCGAGGAACATGACCCTGAAAGAATGAAAAAGAACCCAGAGGACGAAGAAGAGATGAAATACGGCAAGGACGACGAAGAAGAAGAGAAGGCCCGATACAAAGAAGAAGACAAGGAAGAAGACAGCGAAGAAGAGGAAGAAGAGGAGAAGAAAGGATTTCTAACAATAAACGAGCGAGAATTGCTTGCTCTAATTCTCAAGTCATAAGGAGCTACCATGACGACTGAAAAAAGAGATCGCGAGATGGTCGAAGAAGCTAAAGGCATTCTCGCTGATATCGTTACTCACCAAAAAACCAGCAGTGATCGACTGTCTCAATTTGAGAAGCAGGTCGAAGACCTGAAACATGCACAAAGACTTATGGAAGAGAGTGTTTATCGCGCTGCTCCTGAAGTTGGTAACGATGACAATGGATTGAAAGAATTTATCCGTAAAGACGGCACTATCCGCTGGACTAAAGAACAAGGATACGTCGACACACCGAACGGACGACAGCCGATTGAAAACAAAGGTATTCTCGATGCTGAGAAGCCATGCTCTGAGTGGCATAGCGAACTGATGCACATCAACACACAGAGAAATATGGCCCGTATGATTATGCGTCAAGCGTTTACTCCTAAGCTCGACGCTCGATTGCAAAAGCACCTCAACAGCGCTCCTCGAAACATCAAAGCTGGCGTAGAGAAAGCTATGTTCGACTCTGCTGGAAGCGGCGGAGATTGGGTTCCAGATCAATTCCGTGCGGAACTCTACGAAGAGTATAAGACTCCTCGCGTTGTTCGTTCTCTTTTCTCAGAGATCCAAATGGACAGACCTACTCTATTGGTTCCTCGATTAGACCGAGGCGGCCGGCCTTATATAAAAGGAATGGTCACCAGTGACAATCCAGCCAACTACACCGCTAGCTCTGCCGCAACCTCTCAGAAATCAATCTCTACGAGCGGCCTAGCTTGTCGATTTGTTATTGACGATGCACTTGCCGAAGATAGCGCGATCGCCTTGATCCCTACATTGCAACGTCAGATCGTTAGTGATCTTGCTTCTGCTGTTGAGGATGCCTTGATTAATGGTGATGCCTCTGCCACTCACCAAGATGATATAGCCAATTGGAATATAAGATCTCGATGGGGCGCCAGTGGGCTTGGTGGAAGTGCAGATCATCGTCGAGCGTGGAACGGACTAAGAAAACAAGCATTCGACAGAACCACTCCGACCGCTATCGGGACTCTCAGCACAGCGGAATTATTGACTCTAATGGCTGAATTAGGAGAGCTTAATTCTTCTGAGCGTGTTCTGATTACATCGCCTGAGGTTGTTGTAGCTCAATTGCTATCTCTGACAGAGGTTTTAACCGTCGATGCGTTCGGCCCTTCTGCAACTATTCTCTCAGGGCAAATAGCTTCTGTGTTTGGATTGCCGATTGTCATGTCTAGATTTATGGGCGCTGATCTTGCCGCTGATGGAAAGTTCGACAATGTAACTAAAACAAAGAGCGGAATGTTGATCGTTGCTCGTGATAGTTACAATATATTTGCTCGACGTGGAATCAGCGTGGAACAAGACAAGGATATCACTGCCGGAGCCATCAATCTCGTTTGTACCGAGCGATTAACATTTAACACACTCGATCCTGATGCTACCAAAAATGTAGCTTACGGAATAGACGTAACAGTATAATAGGAGATTTAAAATGAAATTCCAAGTAGCAGTACATATTGAAGCCACCGGAACAAACGGAAAGATCAAGTATCTTGCTTTTGACGAGAGATACAAGCTAACAGGCGTTAAAGTTGTTGATAATGGCGGCGTAACATCTAACGGATCGGACTATGCTGTTCTTAGTGTTTTCGGGAACAACGGATCAACGGCCGCATTTAAATGGAGTAGCCAGACCGGACAAGAGGGTGCTCTTGTTGATGGTGTTTCGGCTTCTCTTGCTGATCAAAAGTCGGGCCTTGATGTTTATGAAGCTGGAACATCGATCAAGATATCGAAAACAGCAGCAGGAAGCACAGGTCGAGACGTTGATAGCATGTTGATCTTGTCTTTTGAGCCAGCTAGAAAAGTCTAAAAATGGATCGTTATGAGTTTGGTATCTGTAGCTACACTGAAGCAATATCTTCCTGAAATTTCAGGAACGGCCGCAGATACCGAACTCGGCGCCCTCTTAGATAGAGTAGAAGCCGAGATCGCCCGTTTTCTCGGCTTCCCGCTTTATGACGGTGCATCGACCACCGTTTTAACATCGCAAACATATACACTGTATATTGACGGCCCCATGTATGATAATGAGGTTGTTTTGCAATTGCCGATCCGCCCAGTCTCAGCGATCACCTCGATTCATTCTGATGCAGATCGGAAATACGGATCATCAACCGAAATAGCTTCGAGTGAGTATGATCTAGACACGATCAATTCTAGACTGATCCTGAAAACGGATGTATCCACAGAAGGATTTGTGACAGCCTTTCGAGGAAACAAGGTTGTTTGTACAGCGGGCTACGGAGATAATCCTCCTTTGGATCTTGAGCATGCTATTTGTGTCTTTACAAGTCAACTACACAGACAAAAGACTTCGCAAGGAAAAGAATCAATAGATCAGCGCGGCGCGAGTACTAAATTCTCACTAAAAACCATGCCCAAAGAAGTGAAAGAGATCCTTTATCCGCTGCGATCTACTAGCATGGTCTTATAGGTGATCTATGAGACAGATCACCCTGCTAGAGTTCCAAGACAATCTCAAAAAGTCAAGAAGTAAATTACTTGAGCGCATCGAGAAGCAATTGAAGATCTCCGCGCTTCGTATGGAAGGACGATCAAAGCAAAAAGCCTTCTCTCGTTTTAACAATCAAACGGGGCGATTACGGCAATCTATCGCGGGTAATTTTGGCTACTACAAAGGACGGCCAACTGCATTTTTACAGGCCGGCGGACAGTTCAGAGGGGCTAATGTTAATTATGCTGAATATATCGAGTTTGGAACGAAGACGCGCAACAAAATAACTCCTCGTTTATTCTTGAAGCGCTCTGTTGATGCAGAGCAAGAAGAGCTTCTTCCGGCGATAAGAAAGGCTGTATCCGCAGCGCTATTAGGAAAACGAGATGGCTGATTCTAGAGTATATTTAATTTTAAATGCGCTCAAAAGTAAAGTCGGTGGAAACTTTACTTCTAAATCAAGCGCCTTAAACATGACCGACAGAGTCATTATCGGATCTGTTTCTGAGCCTCCTTTTGTGCCGTTTGGTTGTGTGTTTTTCTTGGACTTTACCACTGAGCACGGGCCGACACTAGGACGATACACGATGACACCTCGCTTCGAAATCTATCTCTTTGTTAGTGGTTCGGATCTCGCAGAGCGCATGAGAGCAGCTATTAATCTATGCTCTGATGTAATTGAGAACATCACAGCAGATCGATTTTTGGGACTCGGAGGCGGCGTTATTGACGATGTTCTTTGCCAATTTACGGCCCTCGATGGTGATAAATTCGGACTAGATGGCACCGGAATAGGCTATATTGAAGTAACTACGCCATTCCAGAGCAAGACAGGGATATAAGATGAGTTGGTACAACAAAGGATATAGACGACGACAGATGGTTGGAGTCGATGTTTTCGGAGGATCTGGATCTTCAGCAACGATCGATATCGAGTTTCAAATCCCCAAAGACTGGGATTCTTTCTGGAGCGAGATAAGATCCGACTTCAATGATGTTGTTGTGACGGATCCGAGCGGCAATTTATTGACTTTTGCACGCAAGGCCGGCGCTGTATTCGCGACAAGAACACTAATTCTTCAGGTTGACGGATACGCTTGCAATCATGACAATTCAATGAATGCGCTTTGGGTGTATTACGCCTATCCTGATGAAACGACAGATCATTCTTCGTCGGTAACGATTACCGCCCCAAAAACGGGCTATATAACGCTAGAAGCGCCTTATTCTCGTGTAGTACCCTCTCGCGGTGGACAAAGCGCAACAGACTCTCCTATTGCCTCCTTTAGCAAGGCGCAGACGGACGAGATCGATGTATTCTTTATGACTTCTGGACTACTAGGGCGACGGCTAGAGAATTACAACAATAGGGATTTTCTGGAGGCGATCGATTATGTTGAGATCTTCAGCTATGATAGCTCCGGATCTGATGCCTCAGCGCGATACGATACGGACGAGACACGCCTTGGAAACAACTTTATTAGGGCACGATATAGGGCGGGCGATAATGGCTCTGACTATGCCGTCGCTGTAAAATTCGTTACAACAGAAAAACAAACAATTGAATCTCGTGCTATATTGCGAGTAAAGAATCTACTGCCATCATAGGAGATAGAACATGCCTACATTATTTGGATTTAATGCATTTTTGAGATGCGCACCAGAAGACGCATCTCAGCCGTACGGAACAGCCAATACTACAAGCTCAGAGCAGGTTGATATCCGCCTGAATAGTTCCACGCTTCAAACACTACAAGAGCGACCAAGAAAGACAAATCTATCTGTCCCAGCGACGGGAATGCTAGCTAGTACATTCGACGCGTTCAGAACATCCGGCGGAAATGTTGATATACCTATACAATACAACGGATCAGGCATGTTCTTTTATGCTGCGCTCGGCACTCTAGCGACAACGGGATCGGGCCCGACGTACACACATACATATAGCCCCGCTTTCGCTCTGCCTGCTCTTACAATTCAGTTTCAGCGCGGATCTAATCTTACTAATTCAATGGAGCAATTCACCGGCGCAATGGTTTCATCTATGTCTATTTCTTGCGCGGCTGGCGAGGAGATGACAGCTTCTTTTGATCTTATAGCTAAAGATTCAAGCGCAAGGGGCGCAATGTCGCCAAGCACGGGAACATTTCCCGCCGGTGATAGTGTATTGCATTTTGAGGCTGGAAATCTTACAATGTCAGGAACATTAACACCGAGCACTCTAGAGATTCGATCATTCGAAATGACACTAGACAACAAGCTAGAGCGGAAAAACATTCTCGGTAGCAAGTTGACAGGGAAGCCCGTTATATCAGATGTTCGAGAGATTACTATGAGCGTCACCGCTGACGTTGATGATAATGATGTATATAACGATCAATTAGCCGGCAATAGTGGCGATGTAACAATTGTGTTCACATCGACAGCAACCTCCGCGCATAAGATAACATTTAAGCTCGATAATGCTGTAATCGAAGATTATAGCGACTCAGTAACATCTTTCGGACGTGTTGAGCGTACCTTTACAATTCGCGGCCTTGCCTCTTCTTCTGATGACGGATTTAATATCGTTGTAATCAATGCAAATAGCTCTGCGACTGTTGGTCCATGAATCTAATTGTCGGCAAAACATATCTGATCCAGTGGACGGATGAGCCCGAGCCTTTCTATGCTGATTACTTATGCACAGACAGGGGCTTCTGGTGTTTTAAATTCGCCGGAAAAGTTCTTGTTTGTCGTCCTGATCACGTAACAGTTATAAAGTAAAAAGCCCTCGAAAGAGGGCTTTTGTTGTTAATTGTTTTGTTATTATGCGATCTTTTCTACCCCGCGAAGAAGGCTGAGGCTTGTAAAAATCTTCTCTTTGCCTTTTCCATAAATGGGAGACTTGATAACCTCCGTTGTGATGTAGACATCGCCGTATCTTGTAACGTCAAGCGATTTTCCTGTTACAACAAGAACCTCGTTTCCTACGTTACATTTATTTAAGAGAATGTCTCCAATATTGATTTCGATGATTTTCATGTTTTTACTCCTTTGTTGTTAACTATATACACTATACTGTATATAATGCGCATAAGTCAATAGATACAGTAAAAATAAATAGATATTTTTTAAAATACTTCTATAATCCCCATTATATCGAGTACATAAAAAACAAATTTGCACGATTTAATTATCATTGATAGAATTAAATAAATACAGCGGAGTGCAAATGCTAAAAGAATTCCTGCGAGAAGTGGAATCATCTTCTCTATTTTCTGTGCCTATATTCGAGGGAAAAATAATTATTAGGGGCCGTGTCTTATCGCCATCTGAATCAGAAGCCGCCTCGCTAAACAGTACACTCCTGATTTCGCAGATCGCCCCGTCCGAGGGAAAGGGACTGGGTGATTTGCGAAATCTTTCTTCTGAGCTTATGCAAGATGACGTATCAGAGGAAGCGATCGATCGGGCTTATTCTTTCTTGAAGAAGCTAAAACCTGAGCAACTTAGAGCGATCAGCGAGCAACAGAACAAGATTATCTGTCAGGTCATCAAGAGCGCATCAATGGATAATGGTGCTACCTGGGAAGATCTCAAGATCGTTCTGTCGCAAGAGCAGCAGTCAGCAGAACGCAATCTTCTCTGGGTGGGCATGCTCTCAGCGAGCGATCGAACGGAGATATTAAATAAAGCAATGCACTCTCATAGGGAGGCTGTCGAAAGACTAAGTATATTTCGCGCAGGATGAGGACTATGTACATCTAATTGATATAATAGCGCGTACATATGGCACGATCCCGAGCGAGATAGCGAAGTTAGACTGGCCTGATTTAATGATCTGTGTTCGATGCGTAAAAGCACGATCAACACGCTTAAATCGAGTACTCAAGAGCCAAAAGAAGAACTCAGGATTAACGGCAAATATATCATTGATGGATTTTATCGATATAATCGGATAGGTCGCCGATGTAATCGAGAGGAAAAATTTGATATAGAATAGATAGATCGATCGTGCTATGCTAGTGATTGAGGGCGAAGCTATGCCAAATGAAACAATTGTACAATATATCCTGAACGTCGACACCGGAAAAGCAGAGAAGGGCCTGAGAGACACCTCTATGGAGGCAAAACAAACGGCTACACAGTTCGATAGAACAGCACAATCAACAACAGCACTGAACGCAGGATTAAAAAGAACAGAGAGACAGGCGGCTACAACAGAAAAAAGATTTCGACAAATGCGAAGAGCGGGACGAGATCTTGACGGCGCTTTTGCTGATCTCGCTCAAGGGATCGGGCTTATAAATCCGGCTCTTGGTAATATGTTTATGACACTCTCTGACGGAGCTAGTGTTGCTGAAGGTCTTGGGCGGGTCATGACTTTGTTTGTTAATCCTGCGTTCGTTGTTGCTGGTCTTGTTACAACGGCGGCGACGGCTGCTTATTTTGTATTTCAGAAAGAGCAAAAAAGGGCAGCGGATCAGGCTAAGATCCTAGCACAAGCTACGAAACAAGTAACTGCCGCCCTAGAAAATCAAGATAAGATTTTGAATCAGCGAGGAAAAGCATTTGAAGGATTCATTTCCAATATCAATCTAGCTACAGCTCGGCTGGCTGTACTAGAAGGCAAATTATCAGAGAGTGATTTCGAGGATCTTCGCATCTCTCAAAAAGTACAATCCGAGGCGCAGGCCGTTAAAGACAATCTCGATCTGATTATATCTCAATTGGAGAAGTCGAGCACTGACACAAAAAAAGAGATCGATCTACTAAATAAAGAGCTAGATAAAATAGGTAAACGAGAGGAAAGAAAGCCGCTAGCTAAAAAGAAACAGGCGCTAGAGGCAATCATTGATCAAAATAATTTTGAAATAGGGCAATTGAAGGAGAAAAAGGAGGGTATTAATCTTCAGGTCAATGGTTATGAGCAGATTCTGCAAAAGATTCAAAATATAACAGAAGAACAAAAGGATCAAGAAGAGCGAGAGCGCAAACGATCGGAGACGTTAGAGGCGGTAAATAAAAAACTAGCCGAACAACAGAGCGCCAGAAATAAACTTGCTGAGATAGGAGCTAGGGCGGCGCTTGATCTGCTGAGTGCCGAAGAAAGAATAGAGAAGGAATTCGAAAATCAATTAGCAACAGCGCGATCATTGGCTGTCACGGCTGAAGATTTCGCACTGTTGGCGGAAGTTGAGCTAAATCTTCTAGATCAAAAGAATAAAAAACTAGACGATCTCAACAACAAAGAGAGAGGCAGGCTCGATCTGATGAAACAACAGGTCGAAGAAGTCGAAAAAATACTTCAAATTGCCGGCTCGTCTATACAATTGTTATCAGATCCCTCTTCTTTCGTGAGTGGCTTAGGTGGCGTTTTAAGTATGGCCGGTGTTGGTGCTGGCTCTGCTGTCTCAGCGGGCGGCTCTGCCGTGTCTTCTCTTGCTAGCTTTGGCTCCGCCATCGGTGACGCAATAGACGAAGCGGCGCAAGAGGGCATAACGCTAGACGAAAAACAGGCCGAGCGGGTTGTACTCGGAAACATGAATAAGGCTTTTACTAACTTCTTGAGCGACCTAGAGAGAGGAATGAGCCTATTGCCTGAGCTTCTTGTGCAGATCCTCCCTGACTTTATCGTGTCGCTGTTTAAGGTTCTCACTGTTGATCTGCAACGACTGATAGCTATAGATCTTCCCGTAGCGCTTATCCGATCTATTCCGGAGCTAGTGATAGCTGTCATCAATGAGGTAGGCTTCTTGCTGGCTGATCTGGTCAATGGATTTAAAACAGCGCTCGATCTTTTCCGATCATTTATAAGCTCCGTGTTCACGAAGGAGGGGCGAAGAGAGGCAGCAGCGGACTCTGCTAGCGCTATAAAAGAGTTCTTTGAGACGCAATTCGGTGGCGTTACAGCTTTCAGAGAGTCACTTCAGAGCTTTGCAGGCGGCGGATCGTTTGTTCCTCATGCGGCCGGCGGAATGCGCTTTACAGGGGCTTCTCGAAGCGGTCTGGCTATGTTGCATCAAAATGAATTTGTTGTGCCCGCAAGCGGACAACGGCCGCAATCAGTCGACAGGCAAATGGGCAGCATGGGCGGCGGATTGAACATTGTTATCAATAGTCCAGTAGTCGAACAGAACGCCGTGGATGCGCTTGTAAGGCGTATAGAAGAACGATTTAACAGTAGCTTCGGGCTATCAAGTTCCGATCTGTTTGGAGGACGATAATGAGCGCTAAATTCTACTACTATCCAGAGCCGAACGGATCGCACCTCGTCGAGATTGATCTGGGCGAAGATCTCGGGGAATTGTTCTCTGATTTCATCGTTGATGCTGTTGATGGCATATCATTAACAGGACAACGACAACGATCTGTCGGTGTTATGGGCGAGGTGATCACGATACAACGCGATAGATTGAAGCTCGGCGAAGATCTTGTTTATCAAATGATGGCCCTACAAAATCACCTCGATAGGGGTTTCTCATGTGCGTTCACCGCAGACCATACCAAAGCATGGGCGGCCCCTATCCATAATTATCTTAACGCCGGAACGAAGACAATAACGGCATTTGCTAATCCGTTCGTTGATTTTATGGACACAACATCAAGCGATATTACACCGGCTTCTGGTGATTATATTGTAATCGAGTCACGCCCGCCGGCGATGCTACAGGAGATGCAGAAGATTGACTCCTCTTCTAATCTTAGCGGCCTGACAGGAGGATCTTTTACGATCGAGAAAAGATTGAATTTTGACTATAATAGAAGGGCTTTCGCTCGCCAGTATCGTACATGGCCCGTCCTCAAGAGACCGCAATCAGATATAGGACGCAATATAATAACAAATGAAAACGGCCGTCTTTTTTCGCTCTCTATCCGTCTCACTCCAGACTACGAAACACTATTCGCTTTTCATCCTGATAGCTATGATGGTGTAACTAGTATAGGATCGCAACTATCGACAACGCCATCAGCAACAGGAGAGCTTCCGCAGGGACAAAGAGAGACAGGGATCGACGGAGTACCGAAGCGATTCAGAGAGCGAGCACAGGATATACCGCAAATGTTCGAGGAGTCTGCGCCAGAAGTGCAAGGAGAACTCGAATGAGTTGGGGTTCTGCATTTTTATCTAGCCTCGATGCACCAAGCAAATCGATCGAATACGCACTCAGATTTATCCCGTCGACAAATGATTATTTTCTCGGTGCTGGCTCAACGATTACAACGAGTAGCTTAATCAATATAGGAGCGGCCTCTGTTACGATTGACAATGCTAGGGTAACGCCTCAGAGATGGAGCGTTAACTTCGGCGGCTTTACGATACAGATCAATGGAGATCTTAGACCGATCGATACATCATCATTCAGGAAAGGCATGATCACTGAGTTGTTTATGAGACGCAATAGACAGCAGCCAGAGCGAATCGCTATCGGGCAGCTTCGATCACTGACGGGCGGGCGAGGTGTATGGAGATTGGAGTTCGGTGATTTTATATCTGCAATGACGACGCGATTAAGCACAAAAGCCGATCAATTGAGCTTCTATTATAATGCAGGCACAGAAACGACAGTATCAACTAATTTTAATATGTCGGCGAGTGCTAATCTGTATCTAGCAGACATAACCGCTTTCGAGAAGGATTCGAATTACGATGGAATGATCTTTGTTGACAATGGAAGCGGGAGCACTAGCTACTATACATGGAGCAGCAAGACAACAACCTCAGCGCCGGCCGGCTATCTAACAATAACGAATACAGGAGCTTGGCCAGCAACAGCCAATTTAAACGTTCTAAATTCAGGGAGCAAAGTGACTTCGCTCGCTCGATTGCAAGCTAGAGCAGATTACATCTTCGCTAGAACCGTCATGAGTACCGGCAATGGAACGCAAGGATGGGCTGATGACTATCCGAGATCTTGGGGATCTGGTATCAATTGGAACCCAGATATAATCGATAAGATCAACATGGATCAATGGTATCTAGCTTGGAGAACAACATCAGGAACGCATGAGTGTCAACTTGTCATCGAAAAGAATCAAGATTCAGGAATTCGGCACCTCCTAAATTCTTTTCTTCAGATCGGAATGTGGCCGGTGTTTCGGCAGGGGCGCATCTCATGGCGAGTCTGCCAAGATCCCGAGAAAGCCTGTGCAAATCTACCGATCACCGCGATCAGAGAGACAGACATAATAGCAATAGAGTCTCATGCTATATACTCGCCGTCTCAGTCGGTAGTTTATAGCAATTCGACTGTCATCTATAGCTCTAGCTCGGGCGTACAAGCAAAATACACGGAAAACGTCTCAAACGTTAAAGCGCTTCCAGCCAATAACGAGATCAAGAGGGATAATTCTCTAATCTATCGTATAGATAGCCCCGTACAGTCGAGCAAGGCCAGCGCCGACGGCGCTAGGATGTCCGCTTGGGATCTGTACACCTACGAAGAGCTTACTTTAGCCGTTCAGGAGCGATTTGCGGGTCTTGTCGCAGGCGATATCGTTGCGATTACATCGAGCCTGATCTATGGATTTAATGATCCAGTGGGAAAAACATATCGAGGCAAGCGCGGCATGGTGCTCGGCAATCGATGGCTACCAAATCAATCTCGATGTATATTGACAATAGGGATAATTGGTAAATGAGAATCTTTGTAGAAAATAATCTTCGTCCTGAAATACTCGACCGCGTCGAAGCTCTTGGCTTTACCGTCTTTGACTCTGGGCATGACTACGACCTTAACATCATCGGAGAGCGCAATCCTCATGGTGAGGCAGATAAATTCGACGATTATATCAATGTTCTGTATCGAGCGCGAGGGCTATGGCATTGGCATGTGTATCGATGCACAACGGACGCGGGTATGTATTACCTGAAAAACTACAACATGCCGAGCGGAACGGCTATTCTGTGCCATCCTCAGCAAATGAGAGGAGTATATAAGATTGATAAACACGGCGGCAAATATGATGCGCTATGCCAGCGAAACGGCACGGTAAAAGTTTGGCGTGATCGAAACAAGGATCATATCCATGACATGATGGGTGAGGTATATGAAGGCTATTTCGGGATCAATATACACAAAGCAGGGGCCGACTCGGTCATTGTTGGCAAGTGGAGCGCGGGTTGTACTGTATTCCAGAATAGCGACGATTTCGATGAGTTCATGGGCATCTGTCGAGAGCAGATAGCGCACAACGATTGGCGCAGCTTCACGTATACACTGATCATGGGGAAATGATCATGGGTGAGACACAATTAATCGAATTGTTGATCAATGGCGGCGCAAATGCCGGCTTTGCTGCGTTTCTTTTGTGGCAATTTTTCTATCAACAGAAGCGCCTCGATGCACGAGATAAACGATCGGAGTCACGAGAAGATAGCCTTCGAGAGCGCTATGAGAAAGATCAAGAGGCTCTCCGTGCTCGCTATGACGATGTAATTAAAATGTACCAAGACAAAGAAGAAAAAATAAGAGAATCGATCGTATCTGAGATCTCTAAATTAGATATACAAATGGATCAGGTAGAGAAAAAAGTGGATGAGTTGGCAAACAAGCTACAGGGGCTATCAGAGGTTGTACAAGAGCTTAAAATGAGAGAGATAGCCCGATCACAAATTCCCAACGGCATTGCGCCAAACCTTAATCCGTGATACTATCGGAACAGGGTGAAAGCCCTAATTCTTCGTTGTTAATAGCCCGATCATTCCTCGATCGGGCTATTTTATTTTAGCAATATTAAAAATAAATGTTGCAATAGTGTATATAATATGTATAATAGATATATGTAAAGAAAAACTAATCTTCTTTACATCAACAACAACGGAGATAAAAATGAAAACAAAAAAAGAATTACAACTAAAGATACGCTTGATCTTGAAGCGTATAGAAAAATGCGAAGAGGAAGAACTCTTCGCAACAGCAGAATCTTGGTGGCCTGTTATTTTTGAACTAGAAGAGCTTCTAGAAGAAGCTCCAGAGGAGGCGGAATGACTACAACATCCATCACAGCCAGCGAATTTGGTCGGGCATCATACCCGATTAATTGGGATTTAGATCCAGATGAATTTGACTATGATTCAGCCACTGAATTTTATCATGAACGAATCGAGCATCACTTCGATTCAATGTGTCAAGAGCAAGGATCGAGCGGATCACTCTATCTGTACACTTCAGAAGTCTATGTCGATGTAGATGAGGATACAGATATCAAGTTTCTTGATGTTATTCGAGAAGCCTCAGATAAAGCATACGAAGAGCTATGCGAAGCTACAGAAGAAGGGCGATTTAATAAAGGAGAACAACAATGAAAACGATATGCGAATCCTCTTTTTACTTTTGCGCCGTCTCAGGATCTATGTATCTAGCACTCTATATTATCAAGGTGATCTATGTATAAAGTTACAGTCCTCTTTGAGGACGGCACGAGCCGCACGCGCTTTTCTGAAACTCTAGCTATGGCTAGACTTGTCAAGAGATCAGAAACACAAAAAAGAACTTGTGTTTTCTGGATGATCATGTTCGGAGATGATATAATCGAGCATGCTTAGTGCGAAAAATGTTGAAAGGATAGAAAAAGGGCTGGTCAATTGACCAGCCCTTTTATTTTAGGAGGGAGTTGAGGTTAGGCAACGTAGCGAATGGCTACTTTATCGCCATTGTCGAGATTTGCGCCGAAACTAATTTTTCCAACAGATCCGGCCCCAGTATTGTCGATTTTAAAATTGTCTTTGGCATCGGGTGAGGCTTTGTAATCCATCACCAAACCATTAACAGTAACGACGAACGACTGAGCAAGATTAGCTTTTATCGCACGTGCAAGATCAAATCCAGCGCTTGATCCGTTTGCGGTGAAGCTCTCGTAATATCCTTGGTAGGACACTTTCGAGAGAGCAACAGAATCGGCCTTCAATGCTGCGCTAATCTGTCCACCAGAGTAGCTTAGGTCAACTTCAGAAGAATCAGCAACAGTAATAGCCGCTTGTGCTCTCGCGTTCGTGAAGTACAGATTGCTGCTTCCCTCACCCAAAGAATCCGTATTGGATGCACCAAGAATAGAAGCGGCTGAGATTGATCCACCAAGAGCAGTAGAAGCGCCGGCGATTTCGATCGCGCTGTTAGCAAGTCGAGCATTTGCGATCGATCCGTCTTTCAGTACTGCGCTAATTTCACCGCTAGAGATAGAAAGATCAACCTCAGAAGAATCGGATACAGTGATCGCTGCTTGTGCTCTTGCGTCCGTATAATATAAATTCGATCCTTCAGGCAGATTACTAGTTGAGCCCGCGCCAAGAATAGAAGCGGCTGTAATTGTGCCGCCCAGAGAGATTGAAGATCCAGCAATGCTAATCGCGCTGTTGCTGAGTTTACTGTTCTCGATGCTTCCAGCGAGCATGGTGTTGGTAATTCCACCAGCTTTTACCTGCAATGAATCACTAGAGATCTCCAAACTAGAGCCGTCAACATTGACAGAGAGCGTATTTCCTGATTTCGCTAAACCATTGCCAGCAACGATGTTTCCAGCAGAACTGAACTGAACATATGTTTGACCGGCGAAAGATGTAAGTTCGGCAGTTTGGACGAACCCCTCATCAGCGCTGGTTCCTTCTTTTACAAAGAAATAGGCGCTTTGTAACTTCTTGAAGGTATCAGCATCACCAGTACGAGACATAGCCGATCCGCTCGAAGAGTATTTATAGATTCCGTTTTCAGTGGCCGTGCTCTGATTGGTCAAGCAAACACGATCTTTTTCGCCCATAGTAACGCCATCGATAGTCGCTGGAGCGCTAGAGATATCGACGTTCGACTTGGACAAAACACGGACAGCTTCCTTTGGGTGTAAGCCTTGGATCAATCCATCGACATAGCCTTTATTTGCGGCATGTCCGTCGGCCGTAGGATCTGGAACAGATACCGATCCAGCAAAAGAAAAATTATCAGATAGAACGAGTTTAGCCGCTGTTATGGTATTGTCCATAATTTGACGGCCGCGAATTTGTACACTCATGAGTATACTCCTATATATGTATTTATTTTGTGGGATTAAGAATTATCTTTTTCGTAGTCTACGAGGACTTTATCACCTGCGAGAGGCGTAAAATCGAACGTAAACGAGAGCCGATTCGGAGCTTCTGAAACAGAGTCCCCAACGATCTCCCTGATCCCATTGTAATACACTCGGAGCTTACCTGATACATATTTATTGCTAGTGATAAATGACGCATTTAGCCCATTGACCTGCGATGTCAGATCCTCGGTGATTTCCGAGCCGGAGCTACTCGATGGCGGAATTGTGCCTCCGTCATCATTGAAGATACGAGAGATAGCCATTATTTATTGTCTCCCCATGTAATTTCAACGAAGTCAACATCACAAGTGCCGTTGTTTGTCTTCAGAAACACATGTAATTGATCATTCTCTTCTAGTCCAACAAAAGCATTCAGGGCCCAGATCGCTGTTCCTTTCGTCGCTGTTGTGAGGCCTGTAAATATATTGCTGGTCGTGTCTGTTATGATCATTTGATCGCCCAGTGTATCTCGACACACTCGGAGTGTTAATGTTGTCGCGCTTGATATATTGCTTATCTGGCCAATTATGAGGGATGTATATCCACGATACGCCGCTGAAGGCGGAAACATACCCATATCTATCGTTATGATTTTTGACACGTCGAAGCTGTTGCCTACATTGTCGACTGGGCTATCTGATGAGACAACGCGAACGATCATAATAATCCCCTAATTCTTCTAATTTGTTGTTGTAGCTCTAGTCGAGCGATGAATTTTATTTTTGGCGGGCACATGCTTCTTAATACTCTGATACAATCCTCGCAATCAGAGAGCGCCGTATGCGCATTCCTGCGCTTCCATCCTAGGAACTCGCATATGTCATCTAATCGCATCGACTCAAGTCCATATGGGGCCAAAACAGAGCGGCATATGTCTCTTGTGTCGAGGTATGGAGACGAGAGATTCAATTCAAGATTATTGTATCGCCCGAAAGCCTCGATAAATTTGCGATCAAAATGTAGATTATGACCGACTGTTATTCCATCTCGATGGCGCTCTAAGAACTGCCAGATCATCTTAGCTGCGAGATCTTGGGAGAGAGCATTGCGCCATCTATATTCGGAGTATCCATTAACTCTCATCGCCTCTGGAGTGGCACGGTCGAGCGATCTAGGCTGTATTTTTATATCTAATGTTTCTGTGATGATCTCATTAATCATAACGATCGCACCGAACTCTATAATTTCATGTTGATCGGCATCTAGTCCCGTCGTCTCTGTATCAATCACAATATATTTCATTTTTAATTGTACTTTTTAATCGTTTATATATATAATGTATATAGGCTAAAGATAGCTATGTACCATATATATCATAACAACGAGGATAATGGAATGGGAAAAAAACAACACTTCGCAATTGTGCCAGATCGGCTCATCGCGAAACGAGATCCAAAGCGGCTGCAGCTTTATTGCGAGTTGTATATGCTAGAGGTGTCTAATCAGTCGTATAATTTGCGGCATTTCGCAAAAGATAAAAAAGTATCGTACAACATTGTATACTCATTGTTGCGAATTGTTCGAGAACACCTAAGCAATAGCAGAGTTAAAAAAGATTCTAACAAACAATCAAAAAATTCTGACAAAAAAAATACAAAATCTTTTGCCTACAAGACCGATAAACACGAGGTCGAGCAATTAAAAAATACAAAATCTTCACAAAGAACAACAAAAAATATACAAAAAAGTGAAAACGAGAGCGCTAGAACGCCAGAGGTATCGGGCGCTTTCAACCCCGCACAATTAGAATCAGAATTAGAATTAGAATCTAACGAACGAACGGAAGAAAATCTTCTTCTTTC